AAAAATAGTTTTAATAGACTCATAATTCAAATTCCCATGTAGTAGGCGTAAAACCCATTGACCTTGCTTTCTTCTCCCATCCTTTGCGAACAGAAGTGAAAGTAACCTTTTTTAAATTACCACGTGATGCAATATCTTTTATATGCTGGAATCCATCTAGCAAGTCCTGATGTGTAGTTAGATATGCCACCCACACATGAAGGTTGCTTCCTATCGGTTGCAACACCATAAAACCTACAGGATTGTCATCACGGTAACCAATCCATAACATAGAGCGCTGTTCAAAACAATCACAGTAGATATCTTCAACAATCCATTGATCATGACCTTTCGATCTGACCTTTTCTAAACCTTCTTTAATCCAACTCCAATTATTTCGGAGTTCATCTTTAGATATATATTTAACAATCATCCTACAATAATATAACGATAAGTTATTCCAGATATAGAATTAGCTGCGTGTGAAATTGTTGCAGATCCCTTTGTTGTAGAACTTATATAAGGCGCTGTAAAAATATTACTTGTATATCCATCTGATGAAACATATTGCATCGTAGCAATCGTTGATGGAGTAGACGGTCTTGTAGGATTCGTCTGTGTTCCAATTTGATTAATTGTTACTGCTGTATCAGTTGTTGACCACATCATTTCAATGTAATCATTTTTTTCTAATGCAATAAAAAAGTTCATTGCTGCAATAACATTATATGGATCTGTAGATGATTTTCTTGGCGCTAATCCAAACATACTATTAGATGCTGGAACATCAATACCATTCTTTCTAAACCATACACTTACATCTGATGTTGCATTAGATAAACTAGATAATTGAAAACTAAACTGGACATTATAAAGACCAGAATAATCTACTTTCAGATGAGAACCACTTGCTACAGATATTCCATGAGAGTAGTCTGTAGTATTAAATGTTATAGGATATGCAGTAGTCGTATTTGCTGCCGTCTGATCTGTACTATCCTGCCAAGCTCCATATGGAGTTGCAACAGTTGATGCATATGCAGAATTAGGAACTAGTAATACTACCGAACTATAACCAATTCTTTCATTATAGATAGTGGTTGATGTTGCACCACTTGTATTTAATGTAATTTCACCAGTATTATTAGATTTTCCATCTAATAAATTATTTACAACTTCAGATATCTCTCGTGGACTTCCACCAGCAGGATTAAGTTTTCTATATTGTTGATTAACAATCATCTTGTGCCTTGTTGGTTGATTTCTACGTCAACCGCCATAATATTTGACCAGTTAGCACCAGATGGTTTAATAGATAGTCGATGATATTTACCAGCGCTTCGTAATGATACACGATTTTCGCTGGAGCTGTCAATATATGAACCATAAGAAGGTACTGTACTTAACAAAGTTCTTGATGCAATTGCCACGCTTGCTGATCCATTATCAACAATTGGTCGTGCAAGAGTTACGATTGATGGCATTTCACTACCAAAATCACCTGTTGCAATCTCTGCTGAGGATGATTGACCTGTATAGGTAATTATTTTATTACCACGAGCGCCAGCGAATAGATACTTGCCACCAGCGAATAGATAACTATCAAAACTAGTAGTAATTGAGTCCATCGTTCCATATAAGTCCATGCCTTCTAGTGTGTTACCAGCAGTAGCAGCAGAAGCAATATAATTTACGTCTGTTTCACCATAAGACCATTTATTTACCTGCCAGTTATAGATCATCAATCCACGTTTAGCAAATGTAGTTTCAAAATTCCATACAACAATTTTACGTGTAGGATCGACTGTTGCTGACATTGTATCTAGTTTTGCAGGATTGGCATTTAAATAAAACCAACGATCTATTTTTCGTTACCAATTGGAGTTACTACAGTACCATCGCATGAGTAGAAACCTTCAGAACCCAAGAAGAATGTAACATTGCCATATTTAGTTACTGAATTACCTTCAACGCAACCAATTCCTTTTGCGATAGTATCAAATTGGAAAAATATGGGCTGCCAATATATGACATACGAACAACTGCTCGTTCCAGTAGAATTAATCCAAATTCACCACCTGTAATCCCACGAATATTTCCACCGTCTGGAATAATCTGGAAGTCTGATTGAGATGCGCCCCCAGCAGTCCAATTTGTTTCGTCATTAATATCAGACCATTGAACCTTATTTGCATTAGTTCCTGAATCAAGACCAGCAGCAACAACGAAATCACGTACAACTGCAACATAATCAGCAACTGGAGCTACTGCTGCAAGATCACCGAATAATGTGCTAGAACCTAGCGTATAACTTTGTAATTTATCGTGACCATTTGCTGCAATAACAGTATCACCAAATTGAATAAAACGCCATTTATCAATATTAGTATAGTTACCTGCTTTTGATACATTATTTAAAGCAAGTGTTGATCCATCTAACTTAAATAGTTTTGTTGCTCCACCAGCAAATACATTTGTGGTGCTACTAAATTTAGCTGCAAATATATTATTTAAATTTTCACTAGCAGCAGCAGAATAATCTACAGCTAAAGGAAAAGGAATATATCCAACAGCAGCAGGTGCTACGTTTTTAGCAACGGACAAGTTCTCAACGACTGATGGTTGATCTGGTGTCCATTCTGTAAATGTAATTCTTTGAGTTGCCATTTTTTCCTTACCAACTAAGCCAAATACGACCACCAGAGCCAGCTCCACCGCCAGCATTATTTCCGCCACCACCACCACCTGCGCCATAACCACTTGCAGATCCACCACTACCAGAAGATGTACCAGATCCGCCTGTACCAAATGGAGATGATGCGCCATTACCATTGCCACCATATTTTGCACTATCATTACCAGCAGTTCCGTTGCTACCACCTGTGCCAGTATAAGTGCCAGCTTCACCGCCATGTTCGTCACTTGGATATGGAGTATTTGATCCTCTCCAATGACCGCCTTTACCACCGCCAGCAGTTAAACTTCCAAATGTTGTATCTCCACCATCCCATTGATATGGGTTTACATTATTAGTTGCGCCAGCAGATCCTACAGCATATGAAATAGTTTGATATGGAGTTACTGATACAGTTACATTATTAAAGTAACCACCAGAACCACCACCAGCAGCAGGATGATAATCAGTATTACCGTTACCATTACCACCACCACCAATCATAGATAGTGTCAACGAATATACGCCAGCAGGAACTGTAAAAGTTCCGCTAGAACCTGCTGCATATTCTTGAGTGCCAGCTTGATATAGAACAGATTTCCAAGTACCACCTGTCTTCACATAAACATCAATACATTGTTTCCATGTACCAGATACATTTACATAAAGTTGTGATATTGCTTTCCATACGCCAGAAACATTAATGTTTAAGCTCATTATGAGTACCTATACCAAACGTCACCATCAGAACCACCACTAGGAGCAGAAGTTGAAACTGTTTTTGTACCAGCGCCATTAGAACCTACTGTTACACTATTGATAGATCCTGTTACGCCAGACATTGTACCGCCAGAAATTGCAACAGCATTTGCATTTTGTGATGCCATTGTACCAAGAGTTCCAACTTTTGATTGCACGAATGCAGTAGTTGCTACTTTTGTAGAATTATCAGTACCAGTTTGTGTTGGTGCTGTTGCATCGCCTGTAAGTGTTGTTGTGCCAGTAACAATTAAGTTTCCACCGATTGTTTGATTACCGCCATCTGCACCAGTAACCATGCTCTTAACTTGAGCCATGATTGTACGCAATGCATTATTAATTCCAGAAGGAGCGCATCCTTCAGCAATATCAATACCACCAACATCTGTGTTATTGGCTGCTGTTACATCCCATTGACTAACTGTATTTTTTGACATTTTCTATTTCCTTATACCCAATTATTTGAACCTTCTGGAACGTCTACCCAGACATTCGATCCTTCTGCTACATTATTCCAAGTGTTAGATCCAATTGCTTGCTGTGTCCAAGTATTAGATCCAACTGGAGTATTTGTCCATGTGTAGTCATTTTCTGCTGGAACATACCAACCTACAAGACCATACAATTCACTTATATATGTTGATTCTGAAACTGAAACATTGAATCTTGCATTGCCTAAAGCTATGTCAATTAAACTTAAACTTTCAGATATTGCAGCAAAAGTATTATAAATTGCAGATTGTGCAGAAGTAACAGTAATTGTTTCATTATGAGTTGCGTAATATGCAAATGATGCAATTTGAGCAGAAGTTAATGTTAATGATTCGTTAGAGATTCCAGCAAAGTTTGCAGATACATTTTGTGTTGCAGTTAAAGTTTGATTCTCATTTACTACTACATTAAAGCCTTGTGATGCTGAAATAGCATCAGAAACAATAGTTGATTCTGAAATTACTACATTTGTAGCATAGTTTGCAGCATTTGCATCGCTAATACTTACAGATTCGCTCTGTGTTGAATTAAATGATGCAATTGATATATTGGTATCAGATACCGTAATATTTTCGCTTGTAGCTCCAGTAAATGAAGCGATAACTGACTGAGCATCAACTAAAGTTTGAGTTTCTGTAATTGATACAGAATAACCTACACTTCCTACTACAGAATCACTTAAAGTTTGTATTTCTGATACAGATCCTAAGAATTGTGCAAGTATTTGTTGTGCATCGCTGACAGTAATAGACTCAGATAAAGATACGTTAGCATTAAATACAATGTATACTGACTCTGTTAATGTCACATTCTCATTAATGACTACCTGATAATTAGATACACCAAGTGTAGAGAATGGTACTTGTGAAAAGGTTGCTATACCAAACATTATTGATCTGCTGGCAAAGGTTGATTATCAGGAGATTCTTCAAGCCATTTTAGATATGCTTGGTAGTCTGTATTAGCTGGGTCGAATGGAATGCAAGCACCATCTTCAACTCTAATAACTGATGTAGCTTTTCCAAAAATTGGATGTTCTTTAATTGATTTATACATTTTATAATTCCGCTGAAGCATCTAACCATGAACTTGCAGAGTTGTTCGCAATGATTGATACAGCTTTACCAGCCGTAACTGATGATGCCAAATTTAAACCATATCCAATTACACTTACAGTCCCGTAATTGCTTTGAATTGAACTTACTGCAACAATTGATGAGCCATCATATATTGCTAATGCGTTAATAGCTAAAGTTGGTACTGCTCTCATTGTTACTGGAGTTGGAATATATGTTCTATCTACCAATGCTCCTGATGCTACCCCAATACCAAACTGATTATATGCTGCAGTAAGCGATGTCATTCTCCAATAATATCTCTGACACAACTGTAACTCTGTACCATAAGGTCTATAGTCAAATGATGTAGCTGTAGAGCCTTTTTCTAGTTGAACGCCTGTGATGTAGAAAGTAGCACCGTTTGTTGATACTACTTTAGTTCCTGTTGTGGACCCTGTATATGCACTTCCCCATGTGTTTAATGTTGAAGTAACAAATGTTCCTGATGAGCCCAAACCAAAAAACAATGCTAACCCCATGTTTAATGTTGTTTGCCATGAACCTGAAGTATCTCCAGGAATAGTTAATGTAATATATGTCCAAGTGTTTGCTGAACTAACTGTATATTGTGTTACATACCCACGATTAAATGGAGAGTTCCAAATAGTTATATCAAATACGCCTGTTAAACTCGAATATACCCAAAAACTGATGGTAATTGGTTTTGCATTGGCGGTACCCCATCCAAAATCAGCAATGTTATACCCTTCTATATATTGAGCAATCCCAAAGTATTGATTTCCTGTAAATGAATATGCTGAAGTAGAAGTTACGCCTAAATAATTTGTAAACCCTACTGGTGGAGTTACTGAACCTGCATTTTGTCTTACAGTATATGTTGAGCCTATTGTTGAACGCATAACAAATCTGTCCAAACAATATGCATTATCTGAATTGTTTACACTAGCCCCAGCATTACGCTGGTCAATCATCATCGCACCGTTAATAATACGATTCTTGAAGCCAAAGCCTGTAGCAGCAGTGTTTTGGGTGCTTGCATCGTTAAATGTTATTTGTGAGCCTGATACGCTAATAGACATTATTTAGCCTCCAATTGTGCTTTAAGGCTATCTACTTCTGCTTTAAGTTCTTTAATAGCGGCAACAAGAAGTGGAATTACGTCTGTATATTGAACACCTAACTTTTCAGGGTCTGTTGCATCCACTGCTTCTGGCAAAACCGCTTGAACATCTTGAGCAATTAAGAATGAACGGCTTGTGCCTTCTTCATCTGTAATATATCTTCCTGTTACAGCACGAAGTGTTGCTACTTTTTCAGCAGCATTTTCAATAGATTTTAAATCTGTTTTAAGTCGTTCATCAGATGCAGATACCCACGATGTCCCTGCGGCAGCTAAATAAACACCACCACTTTCGTTACAAGAAATATATAATCTGGTTTGACTTACGTCTAATGCATAATATCCTTTTCTTTGATTTGCATTATTATAAAATTCTAATGCTGGATATGAACCTCCTCCAGAAGCTGTTGCTGCTGTAACGGCTATTCCGTTCCAAGTCGTAGATGTAGATGATAAAACTGTCATCTTGCCACCACCAGAGGTTGTATTAGTGCCAACCAACACATTACCACTAGAATCAATACGCATACGTTCTGCGCCACTAGAACCAGTGCAGAATGTTAATGTTGAAGTACCAGCACCACCACCAATTCTCCAATCTTGAGTTCCGCTAGTATCAGAATTAAGCCAATTATATCCAGCAATAGTTCCTGTAAGGTTCAGAATAGCAGCTCTATTTGTATTTGTGGCTTTAATTCCTAACTGAGCATCATTTGTTGCATCAACTACAGTTAATTTATAACTAGGACTACTTGTACCAATCCCTACGTTACCATTGCTATCAATACGCATGCGTTCTGTAGGTGTACCACCAGCAGTTGTATAGAATTCTAAATGCCCTGCAGATGAGCCATCATCATAGCCACCAATTTGAGCAGCATTAGGCGTGTTAGCAGAGCCAAATGTTAGGTAGTCTGACCCTGTATTAGGAATAGTTACTTTTACTGACATTATTCAATCTCTTTCCATGATGTCGTAGTTTCATCCCAGTTATATAGCTTTCCATCATCAGGATAAGCAACTGGAGCTTCCCATAACCAATTGTCATTTAATGTCCAGCTTGGATATGGTTGTGGTGCATAGAAAACATCATTTTCTCTATTGTATGTAAAACCAACACCAGCATAGTTACCACGTAATGGTCTACCTTCTGGATGTTGATTTCCAATAGTATTGTAAGATGTTTGAATCCACTCACCAGCAGATGAGTCTACGAATGTATTAAAGAAATCTTGTTCAGCAACAATAACTTGAATAACTTTTCCATCCAAAACTTTAGCGAAATGGCTCATGCTGTATATGTTCCTGATGCAGTAAATTTAATAATAGTGTTAGAGCCTGATGTAGTTACAGTTGGTGAACCTGTAGTTGTACCTGAATAGTTTGCAGTAGGTACAGAAATAATAACCACTCCTGAACCACCTGCGCCAGCATTTGCTTGACCATTTCCACCACCACCAGTTCCTGTGTTAGCCCCACCTGCAGTGCCCGATACAGCACCACCAGCAGCATATGTTATAGCAGAACCTGTAATTGAATTTGATGTACCTGCACCTGCACTTGCTGTGCCACCTGCTCCGCCATAACCACCTCCGCCACCGCCTTGAGTAGTACTACTTGTACCACCAGTATTGCCTTGTCCTGATGTCGCTGTTCCTCCAGAACGACCGCCGCCACCATAAGCACCACCGCCGCCGCCAGAACCGCCATTTAAACCAACGTTGTCTTGACCACCGCCACCACCACCGCCAATTGCAGTTAAACTAAATCCTGTTGAATTGTTGCCATTAGACCCATTATTATTCAATGCGCCTGTATAAGTTGCACCAGTTCCACCACCGCCAACAGTAAATGAATATGTTGTTCCAACAGTAAGTGTTGCAGTACTAGCTAAATATCCACCAGCGCCACCGCCACCACCTTGACCACCTGAAGAGTATCCTGTGCCACCGCCACCAGCGCCAGCAATTACTAAATATGTAGCAGTATATTGTTGGGCATTTGAACTTGTTCCAGCAAACCAATAAGTTCCATTCCAATATTCAATATTACCAGTAGTAGAATTATATCCAGTAGTTCCATTTGATGGAGATACTGGGCGTGTAGATGTTGTCCATGATGGAAGATTTACTTTTGATGAAGCAGTTATATTTACAGCACTTATACTACCAGTAGTTGTAGTAATTCCATTTGTACCATCTATTGTCATCGTCATTATAGAATCACCCAGTTAGAGCCAGCAGGCACAGTTACTGTGATACCGCTTGCAATTGTAATAGCGCCAGCAGATACAGCATTACTTCCTGTACCAATTGTATAGTTTTGATTTATTGTGGCGGAGTTTTCAATGATACCACTTGCCATTGATGCTTTTGCAGCAGGATAGGTAACAAATACGTTTTTGCTACCAGCGCTAAAGTTTACGAGTGCATTGCTATTAGAAGATGCGAGTACAGTATCTCTTGATAGAGTTGTACCACTTGATGTGTACGTTCCAATACCAACTTCCCATTCAGAGCCACCAGAGATTGTGTAATAGGTCGTATTACCATTACCGATGACTGAGAATGATTGGAAGCCAGCTACAGCACCACCAAGAGTGACAGTACCTGTACCTGTAGTGGTCGTAGTTTCCTGTACTCTATCTGCTAAAACGAGAGCCATTGTCAGCTCCTATTAAGCTGCTGTTGCTGTGTATGTTACGCTTAGTGTATCGCCAGACGTTACAGTCTTAGAGCCAGCAGTAAAGTCACCAGCGCTAAATAATGTACCAGTTGTGTCATCCTTAGTAGCAGAGCCACCGATGTTGATGAAGCATCCAGCGATTGTACCAGAACCTGTCATAGTGAATACGACAGCAGAAGATGTTGCCTTAGCGCCAGCAGAAGCAGCACCAAAGGTTGGAGTAGGGCGTGTACCAGAATATGTAGGAGCATTTGTACCACCTACTTCAGACCAGCCACCATGTGATGATTGAATATCACCAGCAGCAGCAGTACCTGTGCCTTTAAGACCCATTACAACAGCACCACCAGCAGTATTGCCTAAGATAGTGTCCATTGTCTTGTTTTTACCAGCAGTAGTTACTAAGTTGTGGATGTCATCTTTCCACTTCATGTTACCTTGAGCATCGTGACACTCAACTGTGTAGTAACCTTCGATTGATGTAATTTCTGAATGTGCAGCGCCACGAGTTACTGTAGCATCTACAACGTCAGCCATTTGTACTTTTTCTTTAAACATAATATTTCCTTATTAACGAGATGCCACAGTAATTGCTAAAGGTGTGCCAGAGTATTCGCCAGCATCATCTTGAACTGTCAATGATTCTAGACCTCTGTCATATAACGCTTGCCATGTTGCCAAACGCTCATCATTGATAAGATATGGCTCTGCTTCTGCAAGAGATGCATATAACAATAAGTCAGGGCAAGTAGTTAAAAATGTATTAGTTGAATTTGTATCGCTCAACGCATGAGGTTGGCAGTAATACAACATTTGTAATTCGTAAGCAGCATCTGGAACTGGAGAGAATTGAAATTCATTCGCTAGGATAGTATAGAATTTCGGTTGACCAGTAGTGCTAGTTTTTGCGTTACGATAAAATAGACTTGGTGTGTCGTATGAAACTGTAGCTACAGGATTTGTATTTATATGCAAATCACGCATCATAGAGAAGTCACTTGGCAATTGCACAGTTGAATCACCAGCGACAGTATTTGTAGTTACAACTTTAAGCATTTGACGGATACGCAAATCACGACCCAAACGAATCTCAGCCATAGAAATAAATGCTGGAATCATTGCATCAAGATCAGAGCGAGCTAAATAACTCGATATTGTACTCTTTAGCGTTGTATATGAGTCAAATGCAGCCATTAGATTCTTCCTAATCTAGTTCTAAATACCTGATTGTCAGGATTATTTAGCCATTCTTTGAAACGCTTCATGTCAATGACTGTGAAGCCTCTCGTTATTCCTTGCTTATCTAATTCCGCAAATACAGTAAGTGGAATAGAAGCGACTTTGTTACCGAATGCATCCTCACTCCATCCAGAGCGTGACATAGACTGATTATATTCAGCCTTATTTGCTTCGATAATTGCTGTAATATCTTGTGATTGTTTGACAATTAATTGATCGCCATTGTCAACAAAACTTGTTTCTTTTAAACCGTCATGAATTTTATGTATCATTTAGAAAAAGAGGGAGATTTCTCTCCCCCTTTCCTCAGCTATTAAGTCAAGTCAGAGATAATGCCGTGTGCTGCTTCGTTCTTAACTTCTAGTGTGTATTCTACTAGCAATTGAGTAACGTCAGCGTCACCAGTTTTAGCCAATTCGTTAGTTTGGAATGGGCGTAGGTAAGCTACAGCAGCCATTTCTGTGTCTAACAAGAAAGCTGTGTCATCGCTGTCTGCATTTGGAATGAAACGATCTGGAACGATTTGGATGATACCAAAGTCAGATACGTAAACATCAGCAGCGCCAATGATTTGAGCTTGTTGGTTAGCAGGAACGTCACGGTAGCGAGTAGCAATACCACCGAATGTAGATGCAACAACTTTTTGTGCTGGCGTTACCAACAACATAGATGGATTACCACCTGATGTGAAACATTGTTGAACTACGTTGTTCAAGATTGTTGATGTGAAAGCACGGTCAGTACCAGTTGTACGTGCTGTTGTGCCGTTAGCACCAGCAGAACCACCAACACCCAAGTCTTTGTTAGTTGACAACCATGTTTGGAAGCCACCAAGTGTACGTGCAGTTGTAGAGCCGTCACCATTAGCAGCAACTTGGTTAGACAATAAGATGCCTTCCATGTCACGTTTGATTTCAGCAGAAGCCTTAGCCAATTGGTATGCTTTTTCTGAACGACGGCCAGCTTTATTTACTGTTTCCAAAGTACCAGAAATCTTAACTGTTTTAGCAGAGATTTGTGTACGGTTACCAACACGAGTTGTTGGAGAAAGAGTAGCATCAGCAGCAGTTGCACCTTCGATTACAGCGTTTGAAAGGTTTACAGCAGCCAATGAGTCTTTTTGCCATTCGTGGTAAACAGCAGTTGCTTTTGTTTTACCAATAGAACTCATGAATGGAGTATCTGTTGGAGAAATGTTGTAGATTACGTCAGCCAAGTCTTCACGTTGACCGACTGCGGTATAGGTTGCGTATGTAGCCATTTTTTATTCCTTTATAAGAAGTTTTCCCAGAGCGCAGCAGCATCAGCCACTCGACCTGATTGTTTTAATTTGCTTGCCTGTCTGTTAATGGTATCTGTACTTACATCCTCACGACTGTTTCCAGATTTAACATTCTTAGGCGCTTCGCTAACTCTCTTTTGAACTTGAGGTTTAGCTTGTTGTAGTTTGTCGTACTGCATTGCTTTATACAATGCCATAACTTGACGAGCATCTCGGACTTGACCTAGCTCCGCATCGGAAAAACCAATGCTCTTCGCAAAAGTACGCAAATCTGATCGTAATGATTCACCTTTAACAGGATCTGTATACTCAGGTAAAGATTTAGATAGAATTTCAGCTTGATTTGATAGGTATTGTTGTACTTGTTGTTGGTATTCGGTTTGTTGCGCTTCCGCAATCCGATTACGTTCAGCTTGTACAGCAGCCATTTGCTTCTCTTGCTGTGTTCGCTCTGCTACCTTTACTGCGTAACCAATTGGATCAGAATCTTTGAGCGATTCAATGTCCTCATTTTGCATTTGACCAGCCAGCAACTGTTCAATTGCTTGCAACCTATCAGCATAAGCATCTCGTAATTGCTTTGCTTCTTCGACAGCTTGACGTTCAGCCTCAACAGCCTTACGTTGTTCTGCTACTTGTTGCGTTTTTTGGTGTAATCAGCGCCTTGTTGTGCCAGACTGACTAACTCATCGTAGGTTAGATCCTGCTCTTCGCCACCTACTTTAATTCGGTAACTCTGAGGTTCGGATTCCTGTGAATCGTCTTCTTCTTGCTCATCTACAGGTTCTGTTTCACCTGATAAATCCACTTCTGGCTCTTGGCTTTCTTCTGCTTGCCCTTCTTCGGGTGCTTCTTCTGGCTCTAATAAACCTAAAAATGAATTTGCTGCTTCTTGGATTGTGCCTTGTGGCTGTTGTTCACTCCCGACTGGGTTGGTGAGGTCTGTCATTTTACATTTCCTTGTATGCTAGTTTCGCCTAGCCACGCATTCTAGTAAATCTAGAATATTTTAAAGCGCTTTTCATTAATTATCTTCTGACTCGCAATCGCTTGGATGTGAGAAAAGATGTCATTAATGGCACTTAACTTGTAATAGGCATTTTGGCGATCTTCAATGTCATACTCTCTAGAGTTTTCAAATCGATCTAGTTGAAGTTGTTTCAACTCTGCTACTACGTCAAGGAAATATTGGTCTTGTAAGAGATTATTCGCCCACTCGACTTTTGTATATTGTGACATAGCGCTATACTACCATAAATGCCTAAATGTATCAATAATCTAGGCTTGTGAACCTTTGATCATCTGATTGATCTTGGCAATAGTTTCCATCACCATCTGAGTTTGTTGCATTCTTGCTTGATCATCTTGGTTAGATGTATCAATTGCTAATTTAATTTGCTCTAGAGCGATCTTAGCCTGATCCAAAGCAGCATTTTGATTCATTTGCAACTCTTTTTGTGCAGCATCAATAGTGATTTGCTTCTCTTTCAAGTCTAACTCTTTAGCTTTAGCCATTGCAGTCAACTGATTCTTCTCACGCTCAACAGCAGCTAACTCTTTTGCAGCCTCAATTGAAGGATCTGCTGGTGGTGGTTGCATTGCTTGCTGTTTGATAGCCATCTCAGCTTCTGGAGTAATCTCATTCATAAATGATGATGTATCTTTGAAGCCAGCCATTTGAACTAACTTGTCTAGTGTTTCACGATATTGTTTCACAGACACAAGAGGATTGTTTACGCCATATGTTTGGATCAATTGCTCTTGTTTAGCTAGGATCATTTGCAACATAGCAATCTGTTCTTGACGGTTACCGTTACCCAAACCTACGTTGATAGATACATCATATTGGTTAGACCATTCACGTGGATCAAAGTCAACAAATTTACCATTAATGCGAATAGTTTTCTTCTTGTTTTGGTAAGCACACAATAGATGTAAGATACCTTTAAACAATGACTTAACACCTGTTTCTGCGAAAATACGTGCGATCAACTCTAATTTACCTGCTGACTGTTGCATTACGGCAGCCACAGCAGTTGCAGTAGTGTTTTGTAGAACAGATGGATCTAGACCTTGTTGCATATCGCTAACGCCTGTACGTTTAGCCATTACTTCATCCATGTATTCCATCATAGGGAATGATTGAGCAGCGCTTGATTGCACAGTCAATGGCAAGATAGCGTTTGTGTCTTTAACACGAATCACGCCACCAGCAGTTGATGTCAATAGATCATCCATGTTGACCTTGCCTTCTACGGCTGCAACACGGCTATTGTTAGTCAAGTACAAGTTATCAAGCATTTGACGCAAGATAGTTGATTTAACTAACTGGATGTCTACTGTCTGATCAGCAAGTGATTGACCAAATACTTTGTATGGAACTGGCAATGGGCATAGGATGTGGAAAGGCACGTAATCTACTTCTACGTCTTCCATGATCTCGTTACCAGCATAAACGATACGATGCAATTCATTTAGACCGTCACCATCCAAGTCAGCACGAACATAACACTCGAATACTTCTACTTCTTCCATAGAGTGTTCGATATATGCATTATTTGATGGCATTTCGTCTGGACTATAACGAGCCAAACGGTCAGCAGAATAAACTAGACGATCACCCAATGGGATCTTGTCTACTTGCTCTTGTGTGAAGCCCATAGCAACTAAATCACCACGAGCGATACGACTGCGTTGAGCACAGAATGGCGCATCATCAATAGTACGAGCATTCTTGCTAATTAGGAATTCTTCTGGTGGTACGTTCTCTACTTTGATACGTGATTTGTCTTTTGTACGCTTGATAGTGACATTATGTGTCATATATGGCATACCAGAATCATCGATCTGTGGAACTTCTTCGTGCTTGATTACTTCAAACTCTTCGTCTTGCAAGATCATGACAAGTTCGTCATCAGTCAGACCTTGATACTTCTCTTTTGTTTCATCTTTGTTTACATCCCAATATGCTTTAACGACACCTACCTTTTGAAGTAGCGCATCCTTAAACCAATGGTGCATAATCAAGAAGCCATCATTGTCTTTATTGAATACCCAATTAGCTAACTGAGTTGCCTGATCAGAAAATTCTTCATCACCTTGCTTTGCTGGCTCAAACTTAACTGTTTCATCATATGATGTGAATATCTTGAGCAACTGTGGCAATGCGCCATTAACAGCCTCTGCAACCTCGCCAGTTACGATTTGTGACTTACCTTCTACTTCATTGCCATATGGATGGCGTAAGTAGTAATCCATCGCAACCTTACGGTCAGCGACAGTTGTGGTCATCAAGTAACCAATAGCATTATCGATCTCGTGTTGTACAAGATTCTTTAGCTCGGTGTTGCTTAATCTGCTGTTGTCTTTTGCCATATTATACTACCCATGATGTGTTTATATTGAGTGGCGCACCCCAAGTTGAACCTGCTTCATCTAGTCCAACTGCAAGATACCTAAAACTGTCTGCTGAATGCGAACTCCAATCGTGAAGTGGAGTGTCGTAAAAGACATTTAGTTTTTCATTAAACTGTCTACGATAATTCCGTAATGCAGACAATCCTAATTCTGTTTTTGTTTTATCAAACCAGCAACGAGGTAATAACCTACGAACTGCCTGTATACCATCAGCGACTGATAGTTTAGGTGCAATAGTGATCTCTAGCCCTGCTTCTTCTAGCATCTCTTTACGAGATTTACCTGTGCCAAGTTCTCTTACTGTAACGTCATGTGGCAAAATCTGTTCTGCACCATCATAACCACGCTCACGTAACCAACTAACATAATAATCAAGACCAACACCATGATTCTCACAGAAGTCGATCACTTGGACTTCCTTCCCGACAATTTGTGTTATCCAAATCGAAGTGGAGTCACTAATACCCAAATCCCAAGCACAAACGGTGCGAGAAAGAACATCACGAGGAATGGTAGTAACTCGACCATCTTCTTCTGCCTTATTAATCAGAGCGCCATAGTATGCGCCTTCAACTGGAGCATCGAATGAGCATTCGTACTCTTGTCGGTATTTGTCTTCCCCCATATCTGCTTTAGCACTAGCTAACTCAGATGGATCAATGATTCCTGTTTCACTTGCCTTAAACTCTAGGAATGCCCAATCAGGCGTTACTTTCGCTCTGTCTGCAAAGTCTTTAAAATGGTTAGCGCCTTTTGGCGTACCAATAAACAGACACCAACCTTTTCTATCACTTAATGCTGGTCTGACAATACTGTTCCAGATCTTTGGATCTTGGTCACCGATCTCATCTAGAACGCAGCCATCTAAGTAGATGCCTCGCAATGTTTCAGAATTCTCAGCGCCATATAATGAGATGCGCTTATCCCAGAAGTCTACACGCAACTCTGAGATGTTTACCTTTGCGCCTAGTGGTCTTGTATACTCAACCAAGTAATCGAATGCCACACGCTTTGCCTGACCGAATGTAGGAGCAATATATGCGAACCTGCCATTTGGCTTATCAAGCTCGATAGCAGCCTTTACCAATTGATTAATCGCTGCAACTGTCTTACCAAACCTTCGGTGCATAACACCAACAACAAAACGATTCTCATCTAGAGTATCGTGTAGGACTTGCTGTTGTGGTCGTGGATCGTAAGGAATGTCGATCAGTTGTTCTGATTCGTTTCCGATTTCTTCCATCTCACCGCCACGTTAACAGGAGCATCTGGATCACCAGACAGCTCGACTGATTGTAAATCGGGAATAGACTTCTTGAGCAATATCTCAATAGCCTTTAGTCGACTAGGTTTAATCTCTTCAGAAATGCCAAGAGCATGATCCTGTAGAACATTGATCAACTCTGTCGCTTGTATTTTATCTCGCACCATTTGCTGGTGTCTTGGGTTTAATCTTGCTGCCATAATGACTCCCTGTGGGTTGGTCACTCCTATTTTGCCAAATCGAGTAACATTCTGTACCGCATATCCTCGTTTGGATTTACATTAATCTTTGGTTTGAAATTGATATTTACATCTCTGCCGTCTGCGCCTACAAATGCATTCCCATATCTGCTAGGTAAAGAACTAATACCCATCGCAGGATTGAAACCTACCTCTGGCATTACAAATGTTTCTTTAGCAACAGTCCACGCTTTCTGTGGAGCAGACATATTCGCATATCGTGCGGAGTTTGATACTGACTTAGGCAATCCATCTACTGTATCATTTGCAAAGTCATACTTCTCTTTGATATTGATGTTACCGTTCTTGTCTGTATTGTATCTGAATTGACCTAGAGTGTTTCTTATAGCACCAGACGGAAGGAAGTTCCAATCGCTAGTACCTTGACCTGCATCAGCATATGCATCATATCCAACAGCGCCACTACCAGCCTTGAAATCTTTGATTGCTTGAGCGTTAGGAAAGAATTGATTGTATGCACGTTTATTTGCATCAGACATATTTGGATCTGTTCTATTCATATCTAACAGACCTTGCTTATAAGCACGAGAAGCTGCAATAGCTTCTGCGATTTTCATCTTGTCATCTTCTGACAGATTCTTCTCGGTAATAGGCGATCTATTTCCACCAACAGTTTCTGCTAGTGTCTTAACCTGCAATGGAAGTAGATCTAATAGACCAGCCATATTAGTTACCAATGATGATATATATTAACAATGAGAAGTACGTCAGCCAGAGCAGCCAACGCAAGATAGCACCACTTCATTTAGTCTTTTTCTTCTTGCTTTTACCAGCTTCACTCATTGCAATCGCAATAGCTTGTTTCTGTGGTTTACCAGCCTTCATCTCTGTTGCAATGTTCTTAGAGATTGTCTTTTGTGAACTACCTTTTTTCAATGGCATATTATTTACCTTTTTGAGTGTTATATTGACGTAGAGCTGGTGCTGCTGATTGTTGTACTTGTTTTGATTGTTCTGTAGGTTTACGCATCTTACCGCCAGACCATAGTCCATCCATCTTCTCTGCTACTTTATCTAGATTACGCATATTCAGTTTCCTGTGTGTCTGGTTTTACAAAGTCTTTACGATCCCATGCATTGCATAGGCGTGAAGTGTGGCAGATGAAATCTAACTTAACGCAGAAACCACGTTGAGGCTGACCATCATATAGATCATATTTGTTTAGTGGGATTGACTCCATTGACTTCATCATCTCTGGAGTATTGTTGTAATACTCGCAATTAGCACAACGTCTGCGCTTTGCTTCATCTACTGTGACACCAAAGGCTTTTGCTTTAGTCTTCCAGAAGTCTGTATTAGCTAGATCAGGATTTACTGCACCAAGACCAAAGTTATCAATAGCATTCTGCGTGTTAGCAGCGATCTCTTTCGCTGATGGTATTGAGTCTTGTGTGTCGAGTAAACCTGCCATGTGAATTCCTTTAGATAGGAGATTTTTGAGGGTAGACTATCTCAGAGTCTAGGCGCAACTAGTATTCGCCATAGGATAGGTGATCATCTCTTCCTATCCCTCAATGCCAGCAGAGAGCTGCTCTACTTTGGCATATTCAAAAAGATGCGTCACAGTTTATTGCCTGACAGGAAAGACAAACTGTGCGCTAAAACCTGTCGTTCTCGGAGATGAGAATGCCCAATGAGCAACGTCATCATATCACATAGTTGGTGAAAGTATCAAGATAGGTCACGTGGTTGACCATCAATCAATTTATTAATGTACCAAATACTTTTCTTGAGATCCTCAACTCCGCCCTTTTCTTGCCAGCGCCACAAGTACTTGATCGCATTCGCAGTACAGACAGCATCCAATCCCATTAAGTTCGTTGTTGCTGCTTCTAGCGCATCAATGCACTCAATTTTACCTTGTCGATAATGATTAGGATTGATGTTATCTCTCTTTTCGTATCGATCCTCTTTGAATGCTTCTGTCATTCCATCACTCATTTAATAACTCCAATTGTTTGTTCAATAGTTCTACTTCGCTCATGCCAATAGCACTCTCGAATGATTTGATACCAGCATGAATAGCGATGCCATTCCCACCATTCCTATGATGATTAGGACAAAGCCCAATAGCTTTAGACCAATGAGATTTTTGTCCTTTACCTGTACCAGTACGTATATGATGGATTTCACAAGGGGAAAAGCCATAACCAAGTACATTACAAGCAATGCAGCCGTGATTAGCAATTCTATCATAATGTTTTCTCTCATCCTTAGTCATAGTCAATACCGTGCTGGTGCAATGCATCTTCTAGCTCTGCAATACGCAATGCCAATAGCTTTTGAATGCTATGTACGCCCTTCTTTTTATATACCTTGCCTAGAACCTTCTGCACACGATATGGATGGCGTTTGAACATCTCACCCATCTCTGTAGAATTAAATCCTAGCAGCGCCTTCTCATATACCTTTTGCTCTGTCTTTGTTAGCATCCATCATCTCCTTAATTTTTGCTCTTGACTCTTCAGCAGTAGCGACACGATATTTCTTGATCTCGCCACCTTCACTAATTGTACCACGAATCGTTAGTTCACCATTGCTGGCTCTGAATGTTCCAGTAAATCCAGCAGCAGCCATGTTATTAACAAATTCATTAACGCTCATTATTTAATTCCATATATTTAATAACATCCTGTGCTATATGCAGTTAATATGCCAATAATATACATTAAAATAGCAAATAAAAATGCTATATCTTTATTGACCATCTTTAATTCCTATTCCATGTGCTTGTTCAATAGCACGAGCAATTTGTGGTGGATTAGGTAATAGCATCCAATGTGTAACAATTCCATTTTTTCCTTGACCATTAAATCCATGTGCTGGGTTGTATGAACAATTCCATATAAAGTGACTTTTACCTAAATCTGTTATTTCTTCTACATAACATAAAACTCTATCAATATTATTTGGCAATTTTTCTTTTACACTAATCCATTCACTTAATGGCTGTGCAGGGTGGGTGTAGAGTGGTGTATATCCATCCTTTACCCAGTATTCGTATGCCTCTGGGTCAGGGTCATATTCAATTTGCTGGCATACTCCATCATCAATTAGCATATATGCCACAGGCTCTTGCTCTTGGCTTTCTAATTTAGCAATTCTTAATGCTTGTTTATCACAAGTGTCCTGCAATTCACTAGCAATTTCATCTAACTTAATATATTGGTCTTTAGCATCTGCCATACCAAGCACATAAGAACGAGTGTCTAATAAATTGTCGTGGCTTTCTAATGCTTCTTTGCAAATAGGAATAGCATCATCACAAATCTTTAGCCCACAATTTCTAGCTTTTGCTTCTGCTTGCATTGCTTCTAATGCTTTAATCGCCATCTTCAATGCTTCTGTTGTGTTAGTCATAACAATGCCTCATCTTAGTTATAAATTCATTCACTGACATTTTGATCTTCGTGCAATGCAACTATTTCAGTTAGTCCACGCTTAATGCACTCAAGCAGACCAAGATTAATTAAGTATCGCTTAGTTTCTTCATCCATATCACAGATGAGAGTTGCTGATCCATTTTCATTCTCGATCATCTCTTTAATCTCTAGTTCCATGTTGCACCTCAAAATGATCTAATATCGTATCACAAGATTTAACCAGTTTCTTGTAGGCTTTCTCATCGCCTTCGTTCCATGCCTGTTCTATATATTCAGAACAATCTCTCCTAAATCGTTTTAGATAAGCTATGAACATGGCATCCATTACCTCAAATGCTGTATCGTTATCATCAAAGTCTAAACTAATCTTCATATTTACCTTTACAATGGTTAATATATGTTAAAACAATTCATATTTATTATTATAGTGTGAACTATGGTTTACAATAATGCTTCATCAAAGTTATCCCAATCTATCACATATGGTTCAGGCTCTGGCATAGGTACAGTACCAGTTGCTGCATGGTCAAAGTATCGTACTGGCTCACCTTCGTCATCTAGCAAAACGTAAATCACGGACTTCCCCTTAATTTAAATCGTTTACCCCAACGTATCTTCCCAGACTTTACACCATACGATGCTGCTTGACTAGCACTTAATGGTCTAGGATATTTAGGAATACTACACTCTTTAGCAATGTTGTCAAGTTTCCCACGTGATATTCCCAATTCAGCAGCCAATGATGCTCTAGTGAACGATTGTTCATCAAGCAGTTTGTTGGCTTGTGCAGCATAGTCTTCGTATAGCATCTTATTTTTCCATCAGCTTTCTACATTGAGTTTTTACTTCTACTGGATAATCTGGACTAATCTCTGCTAATCTACAGTCGTATTTAATAGTTTGCTTCATATTATTATCTTGCATAACTGCTAATCCAATAATACAAAAAACCATATAATAATAATAACAATGGCATCTTTCATTTAGAAACTCCATCCTAGATTACTAGCCCACGCTTCCACTTTGGTCTGATATTCACCCATGTCTTTGACCGATAGCTTCGTGGTCGACTTAATCTTGGTGATCTTTTCACGACCAATCGTCTTCTCCTCAAGCAAGAACTTGAAACCCATAAGCTCATGTATCTCCTGTGCAGTGTACCCAAGATAATCTCCTATCGATGTATATAGCTCCCATAGCCTTGCATTCTGTTCTATGCTGCGATCACTATTGCGCTGCTTAATCAGTACCTGCCAATTAGAAGTAGGCTCTTGCTCTAATAGATCCTTTAGCTTTCCTATCAACACAGGCAAGTTCTGCTGCGTTATGTTAAATGGTTTGAATTGTTGCATCTTATCTCCTTGATTTATAACTTAAAACTATAACTGACGTATTTACATTTACGCAGAGAAATCTTTTGCTACCTTACGCAGCTTAATGTAATCATCTAGGTATGACTTTAGCCATGCATTGCCACCAAAGTATTTAAACATCTCTCTTTGGCTTTCAGTCAATCTAATTGATGTAGTGTTAGCCTTCATATCCTGTGGAAAAGGTTTACGCCCACGTTTTATTTTGTTATCCATGCAATGATCCTTTGTACTAATGTTTTATGTTGTCTGCGTCTGTGTGCTTTTATTCTATTCATTTGTGCTGTTGTCATCACAGATAAATCCTTCTAATCTTACATCTAAGTTTTTAGTTAGACAATTTAGGTTTGCTAAACATATATGAACAGTTTCATCAATTGTCATGTGAAAATCATTACCAATCTCATCTGGATCATAAACAATATCTGCTGTAATAACTAATCTTGATTCTTCAAAGTGTTTACTCATTCTGCCCTCCCAATATACACATGAGCTTCATGCCCACGTTCTACGTTTACAGTACATCCACGATCCATCTCGATAATATGAGCTACGTACATTCCTGTGATAAAACAGAATACGCAGCAAGCAATTAAGAATTTATCCATCACACTTTCCCTTCTTTACGATCAATTGCAGCCAGAATCTCATAACGACTTTTACCGCTAGTATAGATATTCAATGATGCAGCCTTCTTCAATACCAACTGGTCATCATTGCGCCATCCTGTGGATTCTTTCTTAGGTAAATCACCTTTAAATACATTTATATTCTTTGCATCCTCTCTCTGACCTTTAACAATTGCCAGCGTGTAAGCAAAGTTTTTTCCCTTTTCCTTTGCGATTTTTGCAGCATTCGAGAACTCTTCAATAGAAGCACCAGAGTTTATTAATGTCAATAAAGTAGGATTCGCAGGATTTATGTCTATTATACCTTCTTTTTTAATAGCAATACAAATTTCACCTACAACTGTATTTTGGTTATTGGTTATTGGTTTATGGTTAGCATTGCCTTCGGATTGCGCTCGCAATGCGTTCGCATTATGTAAGTCTTTGTTTTTATTCCACCTTGCCTCAGCACTAGCTTTTGCCTTCAAACTCTTTCCATGATATGAATCAATCTCTTTATCACATCGTGATTGAATATAACCATCCTTCGTCTTTTGAAAGAAATCTTCAAGTACATTCTTAACCGCTTGCACTTCATCCGCATTGCGAGCGCATACCAAACGCATGAGTTTTGCATCATCAAGTGGAAGTGGTTGTTCTGAAATATAGTAAAGATCTAGTAACTGACGATATGCGCCATGCTCTAGTATTGAAAGGTGAGTTGTATCTTTTCGATAGTCACCTATGTGATGCTGATAGTAGTACATAAGTTTACCCCATAAAAAAGGGCTACACCTGAGATCTCATCTTTTTAAGGATGTTGGTGGAACGGTCTTAGTAACCGCCAGATCTCATGTGTAACCCCACTAAGTAAATTGCCACCACGCAATCTTTCGCATAACTATACTCCTATGTTTCCTTTATGTCAATACCATGAATAAGTTTCATAAGTCTATATTTAATTTTATAAATATCAAGCCTCATTCCTTTGCAGTCCTCAACAACTTCATTGCCATGAACCGTGTCTATATATACAAAGTCTGCCACATATGAGATCGCACGTTCATTCTTGCCATTAATAGTTAGTTTAGGGATCAATTCATATTTAACCTGTAAACGCAAATCTTTAATTAATCCACCTTTTTCGTACAGTTTTAACTGACTATATCTAATACTCTCTTTTTGCTATGAAATTTAATTCCATCTAACTCTGTGATTTTATTACGATATTTATTATAGTGTTGCATTTTTACAACATCCTTAAAATAATTTAAAAATATTTAAAATAATTGTTGCAATACAAAATAGAAGGAGTATAGTTCTATTCATGCAGTACACATTTTAACTGAATTGGAGATTGAGATGGAATATAAAACAAGATACCCAGCACTAGAAGAATTAGAAGCTAAACGTGCAGCTAATCCAGAATGGGCAGCAGCAGAAGATGCCAAATCAGCAGCAATTATTGCAGAGAAAAAAGAATTGCATATGAAAAAGAATATGGCGTAGATAAAGAAGAGTATTTCAAGTTGTTTAATGCAGACAAAGCAAGATTCATTGCACAAGGTTGCAGCGAAGAATTAGCATACAAACTAGCTTGCGGTTCTGCACAATATCGTGAAGACAAACGTCTTGGTTTATCAACTGATTAGGAGATGATGATGAATAAAACAGTAGAACTATTACAAGATTTAACAGCAGAACTCAAAGCAGATAATGATCGTGCTGAAGAAGCAGAGCGTTGGAGAAAAATTGATGCTGAAATTAAGGCACGTAAAATGACACGCAATGATCCATCAGATAGCGATTGGGCTACATATTACCGTGATGTACATGGGATTGGAGCTTACTAATGGAAGCAGATCTAATTTACTTGCTTTATGGTGTGGTTGTGTTAGTATTGATGGTGCTAGGTGATTTTTTATTTGGAGATGAGAAATGAGCGAGCAACAATTTCAAAAAGAAGTAATGGATGAATTAAAGATCCATGACTCACAACCAACAATCAGTATTGACGATGCTATTGACAAGTACCTTGACGAGTATGTAGATTATTTATTTGAAACAGAGCCAAAGGCTCATAACGAAGAATGGTTGCTAGATAATATCAGCGATGGTGAATCATTCCACGATTGGTTTGTAGAGAAGTATGACTTTTTTGTAATGTACTAGGAGATGAAAATGAGTAATTATAAAGAATTAAGTAAGATCAATGTCAATGCTCACATTGAAAAGAAAAACAATCTATCATACCTATCATGGGCATGGGCAGTAGATCAGTTACTACAAAATGATCCAGCAGCGACATGGGAGTATCGTGAGCCAGTTAAGTTTGGTGAAACATTGATGGTATTCTGCGCTGTGACTGCATTCGGAAAGACTATGGTCGCACAATTGCCAGTTATGGATTATCGCAACAAGAGTATTCCTAATCCTGATTCAATGGCAGTTAACACAGCAATGCAGCGCTGCCTAGCCAAAGCAATTGCGTTACATGGTATTGGTTTGTACATCTACGCTGGTGAAGACTTGCCAGAAGAAGATGTTGTACAAGCACCTAAAAAAGTTACACCAACTGCTGGAGCATTGGAGAGTTTAGATGAAGAGTCACAACAGTTTATTAAAGACCTTGCAATTGATATTATTGGTGATGTTGCTGGTGGACACCTTGAAGATGCTCATGGGAAAACAGCATCTCTCCTCAATGAAGAGAAGGTCGCTCTTTGGAGTATATTGGATAGCAAGACACGGAGCGCACTTAAGAAATATGCTGAAGAATTGAAAGGTAAATAATGATCAATAAGTGGACAAAAGAAAAGTTTGATGCGTATGATGCAAAGCATCCAGAAATCTACAAGATGTTTGAACACTTTGCATTGAAGGCAGCAGGAAAGAAATCAACATATTCTGCTAAAAGTATTTTTCACCGAGTGAGATGGGAAACTGATATTGGTGATAAAGAGGGTGACTATAAGATTGATGATGGATGGATTAGTCACTACGCTAGAAAGTTTGTAAAAGAAAATCCTAGACACGAGAACTTTTTAAATTCAGAATTAGAAAGGATAGTTATCATGTATGAGATGCTTAAAGATTTCAGAGCATTATCAGCACCACCAGCAGAAAAGATTGCAGAAATGCAGGAACAGATTAGAATTATTAAAAACGCAATGGGTTATAAATATAGATTGGCACGATCAATGCCAAGAATTAAACAGGGGAACTAAATGAATCAATTGAACTTTGTAGGTAATATTGGTAACGATGCAGAAACACGCTACACGGCAGATGGTAAAGCAATCACATCATGGTCTGTGGCATTGAAGTCTGGATTTGGTAAATCAGAGAAGACTAATTGGGTACGATGCTCAATGTTTGGTGAACGTGGCAGCAAGATTGCAATCTATCTAACAAAAGGTACGCAAGTTGCGGTGTCTGGTGAAATATCACTAAATGAATATACCAACAAGCAAGGCGAGAATAAAGCCAGCCTAGAATGCAATGTAAGTAACGTGACACTACTTGGTCGTAAAGAACCATCAGAGCCAAAAGAAGCAGCAAAGGCTAATGGTTATCAGCCACAAAAAGAAGATATGACTAATTTTGAGGATATGCCTGATAGTATTCCGTTTTAAGTTTATGGGTGAAAACTGATGCCAATGAGGTTCAGGTCGACTATACAGCATGAAGCTGTCAGCGAGTAGCCCACCTATTCTGGAGATAGTAATGGGATTAGTAGAAACAAGAAAAGCAAGCCGTCTGGCAATCATGATGCAGACAGATAAGAATAAAGAGATGGTATACAACGCTTGCAAAGAAAAAGCAATGAGTGGTAAAGATGTAAAAGAATTATTTGGCTTTTCGTTCCATCAGGCAAAAGCATATTTGCAGACGTTAGAAGAAGATGGACACATGATTAAAAATAAGTTTTATAGCAAGTCCAATCATTGTTGGATTGCTCAGTATAAATCAACTGATCTAGTTTATAAACCACGTACTGAAGAACAAGTGATGGAGTATCTAGTCAAGGTATATGGTGGTCGATCAACATTGCAGTTTGGTGAAGGAAAATATGATGATCTGATTGCAAATAATCCTAACTTGCGTAAAGTGAGTTTATTTGAAGACAAAGATCACGATTACTTTAGACAACCAATCAAAAATCAGGAAAAACTGGCATCGGAAGCAGTTTTAGTTTATATGACAATTTCTCAGATTGATATACCAAGATTTGCATCTCACAATCGTGTCATACGCAAACAAATCCATGTAACCAATAGTCAGATAAGGGATGTGCTAGAAAGATTGACTAGAGAGCCAGCAAAGTGTGTTTCTATTGATTTAGGGATTGCTGCTAGTACAATTTACAGAATAAACCATCATTATGTGTTAAAAGATGGCATTTTATATAGGAGAATTACAGATGGCAGTTAATGACATAACTGGAGATTCAATTGCAACACGATTTGGATCTAAAGAAGCACAGGAAAAGTTCGATTTACAGTTCGATCAGATTTTTGGAAAAAAGAAAAAGACAAATGGCGGATGGACACCACCACCATTAAATGAAGAGTGGGATGAGAAGCGAATGGATGTGATTGGTCAGAATGGGAATGTTGGATATGACCCAGACAATTCTTGAATATGTACTTTGTTATAGCACAGCATTTTTTTAGGATTTTTTGCTGGTATGGCAATTTTGCTTGTGTTGAATAAAGTTCAAAATATTACACACAAGTAAACTAATGTTGTACAAATACAACATAAAATAAACTATTTAAATATTTATTAAAAAAGTATTGCATTTAATAAAAATAAGAGTAATATAGATACATCGGTGATTTACATCCACTTGCTACCGATCAAGAAAACGCTAAAAGGAGATTTAAAATGGCTTACGTATCAAACGAAACAAAATCAGCAGTTCTAGCAGCACTTAAACCAGTATTCAAGAAATATGGCATTAAAGCCACAGTAGCTAAACGTCATTATTCAACATTAGTTGTTAATGTTTCTGCTGGTGATATTGATTTTGGTGAAGACTATATCCAAGTAAACACATACCACATTGATAGTTTCTATAATGGCGCTGCTAAAAACTTCTTAAATGAAGTTGTAGATACCATTAAGAAAGCTGGTAAATGGTATGATGAATCAAATTCACAAATTGATTATTTCAATACAGCATTCTATATTGACATCAATATCGGCAAATGGGATAAACCATACAAATACAGCAAAAGCACAAAGTCATTAGATGATGTGCTTGAGTTCAAGGCTCTTAAAGAGCTTGGTAAATTACAATTGGTTTATGTAAAATAAGGAGATTGAGATGGGTCAATATCACACACTATATAATGTAGATAAAAAACAAAAAGTAGATGGATTGAGTGGCTATAAATTACTTGAGCAAATCGGTTATCCTAAATCAACAGCTACTGCACTATTGCTACTTATCGCAAATAGCAATGGTCGTGGTGGTGGTGATGTAGAAGAACATCCACTAGTAGGATCTTGGGCTGGTGATCGAGTAGTGATGCAGGGAGATTATGCGGATGAAGATGATCAGGCATTCATTGCGAATACTCATGAATATGAAGATGTTACTAAACAAGTCTTTGAAATGCTTAATGCCACACTAACGTATTACTAGGAGAATATGACAGATAAATTTGAACAATATCTAGAAAAGGCTGTACAAGAAACTTTAAAAGAAAATACAGTTGAGTTCGGTGATGACAACGACCTTAAACGTAGTTACATAAAACGTCATGTACAGTTACTTATCTATACAAAACTAGATAGGGTACTAAAAAATTAATACCCTAATCCTTTAATCAAATCGTCAACATTCATCATGTAAGCACCAGATGGTTGACCACTAGTATCAAAATAAGCAGAATCCAGTAGACCAAATTTTGGTTTGCTGGATATGCTTTTTAACTCTCCAGCCATTTCTTTTGCACTCATTGTGCCATTTGGATTAAATACCAACATTCCACCATTAGGTGTTGCTGATACAACACCGCCTTTTGGATTTAATTTTGTTCCAGCCTTAATAATATCTTCTGCTGTCACTTTAGGAAATAATGCAGCATTTGCATTTGAAGATCCAATATTAAATGGCAATGGACTAAATCTTGCAGATCCAACACCCCATTGACCTAAATCTCCACCAATAGATTCTGCATATCGTGCAAGTTGTGGATTATCTTGAATTGATCCTGCTGGCAATTTACCAATATTTTGTGCATAAACACGATTAAATTCTTCTACATTAGATGCTGGATCTACCCATACACCTTGTGTTTTAGAAACTGGAGTATTCGCAAAATCAATACCTTTATTTGCAGCAGCTTTTCGTGCTGTATCAAAACGCAAATCAGATAAGAATTGACCTTGTCTTGACGCATTAGCACCTTGTAATAGAGTTGGTGAAGTTGCCTCAATATTTACTTGCGTATTACGCAATGGCATAGTTGCTTTTGCATATTTTGCAGCAGAAATAGGTGCAGCAGGAGAAGCAGCTCCAAGCAAACCTAAAGTGCCCATTCCAGCTTTCATATAATCACCAGATCTAGCGCCAGAATATACGTCTTCTGCATTGTATGGTATCGCCATGAATGGATTAAACATTTTTATAATGTCTTTCATTCCTTCTACACCATTATAATTTTCTGGTAAATTCCATAATGGTTTTTTGGTTTTATCTGCCATGATTATTTTCCTAGTAAGCCTTCTTGTTGGAATCGGTTATAATTTTTAACCCAATCTTCATCAACCAATTCACCAATATTTTCTTTACGTTTTTCAATTGCTCCAATTGTGTAGTTACGCAATTTTTCTGGATGTGCATCTGGGTACATTTTTTGAAATAGTCATACCATGTTTTGTATGTTTTAGGCTGCAATACTTCGATTGGATTTAATCCAAGATTACCAAAATATGTACCACCAATATCTGTATCATAAGCACCGATTCTAGATCCGATTGCAGATGGAGTTAATGGTGCATTTGGAATTGATTTTACTACTGTTAGACCACCATATCCTTTAGGAACATTTAATAAACGTGGATCTAAAACAGAGTTTCTTACGTCTTCAAAATTATATCCAAATGCTTTTTCATTTCTGGTTTTAGACATTTCTGTTGCAAATGCTTTTCTAAATTCACCAGCCGTACCTTTAGATGCAAAACCTTCACCAGTTAAAAGTTGTTGTTGACCTTCTGGAGTTTCGATACCTTTAAATTCACCGAATGGTCTTACAATACCTTTTTGAGTTTGAACTGGAGCATTACGTAACCATTCATTTAATTGTGCAACAGATTTCTTATCTCCATTTTGCATAACTAACTGTTTCAAAATATCTGTTGGATATGTGGAGAAAAATTCAGAGTTTTGACCCATCGTGATAGGTACTTGAAATACTTGACCAGTACCTTGACTAGCAATATTTTCTTTTCTAGTTTGTTCTGTTCTGCCTAAAATGCGCTTTGCAATTTCTTTATTAGATGCGCCACCAATTTGATTTTCATAATTAAATGGTAATCTAGAAAAATCAAATCCACCCATTGTAGTAACAGGATTATTTAACTTTTCATCTGAAACACTAGAAACTTTTACGTCAGCACTTGTAAGATCATATGGCTTAATTTTGATACTTGAACCTAAAAGTTCTTCTGGATTTATTTTTCTTTCAGGAACTAAATTGCCAAGTTGCTCACTTTCAAAACGAGTACCAACTAATGGATTAGGTTTCGATGGAGTATGTGGAAGGTTTACACCAAGAACTCCAGCTTCTGCTTTCTTTCCAATACCAGTTGCAGCTCCACCACCCATAAGATTTAAAGCGAAATTATTTGCTTCTAATAAACCTTGTAATGTATTAGGATCTAACTGACCTTGTAATGCACGTGATGGTGCAGTATATGCAGAGTACATATCACCTAACAAACTTGGAACTGCCCATGACAGTTCTTTTGTTTGTAGATTCTTCTTAACTGGTAAGAATGTACTTGTATAGTATTGATCAGCCATATATCACCTAATAATTATATCGTTCCTTTAGGAACTTAATCGAAACAGCCATCTCATCGTATGCACCATCACGCACATCATGTAGCACGTAGAATCCACGCCAATGTTTATTACCTTGTTTACCTAGATATGCTTCATCATGTTCATAGAATGATCCACATATAATTGCAGTCATTTCGTGACCATCTGCTCTATGACCGTATGCAATCTGTCTACCTTGCTGATGTCCAGCAAAACAACTCATATGTTTCTTTGTGAGAATTGCCTGTGCTGAAGTAATTGGTCTACCCATAGATCCAGACACGAAATAATGAGAATAGGCAATGCCATCAATAACAATAACATCCAAAAACTTATATACTTCCCAATCTTGATAAGGCAAATCATCAACAGATATAAGTCCTTCAAGTTTTCTATCCTCTTCAATTACACGATTTATTCTATTTTCATGGTTACCAAGCGTCATTACCATGCGAGGTTTATAAATCTTTTCTTTATTCTTACGCTGCCGTGCTTGTAACTCAAATAATGGGGTAAGAAGCGCATCCATTGCTTCCCTAGCAGCCCAAATATCTTTACTGTAGCTACGACCTTCAAATGACTTTAATCCTCTGTCATATAAACTTAAACTTTCCATGTCTGCAAAGTCACCGATGCAAACTATTACATCTGGGCGCTTCTGTACAATGAATTTACCTAGACACTTGAGATATGTGAAGTCGTTACCTTCTTTTGCTTGTACATCTGGCACAATGAGATGCGTGATTGGTTTCACTTTAAATCCTTGAAGTTAAAGGAATTGTCAATATATCACAATTTAGTGAACAAATTGACTTCTGCCTTACGCCTTCTATCTAAACCTTTAAATACTTTACCACCAGCTTTATTGTATTTAAGCCAACTTTTGATAGCACCAATTTTGTCACCACGATTAAGTTTTTGACGGACTGTGCTTCTTTGGAGCGTACCCAATCCCAAGTTATACACAAAGCTAACAAGAGCATCAAATTCGTTTTGAGTGAGGGATACAGAAATATACTTGGCAATACCTCGCTCGATATGGATAAGCTCTTTTCTAAGTAGAGCATAGCATTCTTCTATCGTAAAAGTACGATTCCAATTATCAGGCAAATATTTGCCATCACCGATAAGAGTGCCAATCCCAATAGTCCATAAGCCAATACAGTCACGGTATGGTTTAAGTGAGAGTCCTTCGAATTCTTTGATGAGAGCAATCCCATTATCTGACGTTCTCATTTTCTCGTGCCAAAATAGAACCCTACAATCGATGCCCAAATGATCTGAGTATCGTTACTCCATAGAACATTCAATGCGGTTTTGAATTCAACGCCTGTATCTATTGCGTAATAAAATCCAAAAACTTCAACGAACAGAAAAATAGTAAATAGACCAAAAGTGATTGCAGGGCGAACAAGCGCTCTGACGTTAATAACCCAAGTAGATGCACCTTCAGCACTTTTATCATCACTATTGCGGGCATTGCCAACATCAGCCAGTTCACTTTTGTATTGGTCAGCAGCAGTTTGAGTTTTGAGTTCATCGAATTTAATCTCCTCTAAATCTTTCTGTGCTACGAAGCCAGCCTTTTGCAATTCAAGTTGTTGTTGCATTTGAAGTTGCGCTAGTGCTAGTTCATGTTTTTGATCTGATTTGTTTTGAAAGAACTCTAAAAACTTTGGAGTGTTACCTGCCAAAAATGATACTAATGTCGTTAGAAGAGTAAACATTATTTAAGATTCTCCAGCTTATAAATTGCCTCTAGGAAAATTGCTACAATTTCATCGATTAAGTTATGCAATGCAGTATCTTTCTGTGGAACTACATCGTAACGTGAGTCTTCAATTGTCTTTAATAACTTCTTGAGTTTTTCAACTGGAGTTCCTGACATTTGACCTTCGCCAAGAATTGGAACATCTTTCACAATACCATTACGACCTTGATATTTTTCCACAAAGCTATCAGTTGCATCTAAAATATCATCATAGAACTCATTTAAAGCTACGTGCTGTGCGTAGGATTGAGTTTTCCAATGCTCCCGATGTGCAACATCACGTGACAGTAATAAAACGCCTATAAACTGATTAATCATCGAATTCTTCCCTCTTGTCAATTCTCATTGCTAAATTGCCTTCATCATCAGCAAAGAAGCAAACTTCATCAAAGTTATCTAAAAATATAACTACTTCACCATCGAACACACCGACACCATCGATAGTTCTGCCTGTCATCTGTTGAAAGTAATCTTGAACAGTTCCACGTAATTTAGTAACAGTCATTTACAAATTCCAATGTGCCATCATCAATTAATTCTTGTTTCAATTCTTTTTCAGCGATACATCCATCACAAGTAGATTCATCACCTTCTAAATTTATTGTGAATGCTTTACCACATTTATCACATATTACTATGCGATTAATAAATGATTGTTTCAAAATTTAATATTCCAACCATGAGCAGCAGCATATAGATAAACAACAGAAACTAATACCATTGCACGAAAACCTTTTACAGTCCATTTACCAACAACTTGATATTGTTGATCGAGCCATTCTTGAATAGCTTCTTTGATTGCTTGTTTATGGATCTCTTTTTGCTCTTCTGGTGTCATCTTATTGTCCTTGCTCATATGCCATATAAGGTGATAGTAAACCGTATTTAAATAAGTCTTCTAATGAAGCCTCTGGTAACATTTGATTTAATTTTGTTGCGCCCTGAGCAGCTTTTTCTGCTCCAGAAATTGTTCTTCCAGCAAGATAACCTAAATTTGCTTGGACTCTTGGAGATGATAAAGGCAATACAACAGGAGCTGATGCTGGATGTAATATTGTAGACAATAAATCAAATGCTTTTACTGGAGTGCTAGGAATCCAAGTTGCTTCTTGACCAGCACGATGAGCTGCTTCTACAGATAAACCTTTTTTAGCTTTCAATATATCTGCTGGCAACATTACTGATTCAGTAGATGGCAATTGCATATTCATACGTGGGAACATATTTTTAGCTTGTTCTGTACGTTGTTGTGCAGCCAATACATCTTTGTATCCACTACTCATATCTTGAGCAGCACGAACTTCATTTTCGTTAGCATTCTTTCCGAACATTGAACGAATCCAATTTTCTACGCCACTTGCTTTTTCTTCACCAGCAGGAAGACCTTCTTTTTTACCAGCAGCCCATGCTTCTCTAACAGCAGGAGCGCCATGTCTGCCAACTTGGTAACCTTTAGTAAGATCTGTTTTTGCAGTTTCTTTTGCAATTTGTTTTGCTGGCTCTAGTAATACAGATGATTTAGATAGAATTGGCATAATATTTGGGATATTAGAACCTACTGCTGTAACAGCACTTTCTAATTGACCAACTGGAGAAATTCCAGATAGACCTTCTAAACCAATACCATTAATAATCTGACCAATTTTACCTAATGTAGTTGGATCTGGAGTTTCATTGTTATATAAGAAACTTTCCCAAGTAGGAGATTTTCCACCAGATATAAATTCAACGAATTTATTATGATCTGGAGCTGGTGTGTATCCAGACAAATCACCTTTTTCTGGAACTGGATTCATATCAGCAGCTCTAGCTCTTGCTTGTGCAATTGCGATTGCTTGCTTTTGTTGTAATGTTAGTTCGCTCATATTAATCCTATGGGAATAATTTTCTATTTTCTGCTGTCATGTGATTCCATGTATTTTGATCAATACCTGCATTAATTGCAGATTGAGTCAATTTTGGAGCAACATTACTTGCTTGTGGAGTAATTGTAGTTTGTTGAACTTGTTGTTTCTGTGGAAGTTGACCAAAACCACCAGCACCTAATCGATCATAGATTGGTTTAGCTTCTGCTGATAAGAAATCAGAAGTTGTTTTATTTGTACCCATAGTTCTATTATATGAATTAACTTGTTCAGCAACTTTACCTTCCAAGTCATTAATAATATTTTGAACTTTTGCTTTCATTTCTTCTGGTGGCATATTTGGATTCAATGATGCTAATTCACGTTTAATGTCAGCTTCTGACATACCACCACCAGTACGGAATGCATTTGCCAATTCGCCAGATAAATCCTCGATATTCTTCTGAGCGCCAGCATAAGCATTTTGAATGCTTTTCACGCCTAAGAATCTTTCTGTTGCATTGATAGGAGCATTTAGATAAGTTCCACCAACATTAAAGTTATCAAGATTTGTGTAGTTCTTTTCTAGATTCTGTAAGTGACGCATTGCTGTATTAATTGATGCAATTTTCTTACCAGTATTTCCACCAGCAGCAAAATCTTTCGCAGTATTGTAGCGACCATTATAATCAGTCACATCATAAGTAGGATCATATTGATATACAGCATTTAATAATTGTTGACCATAAGTTGTTGCTGCAACTCGTGGACTAATTTGCATACGACCGCTTGCATAACCTCTAACGAGATCAGCAGTAGATTTAGGAAGCATACGTAGATAATCTTCACCAGAAGGTAAAGCAGACTCAGATGCTGCTTGATTACCATATAACATTGCAGATAAGTCAGCCATTTTATTATCCTTGTATTTTAATTTTTTAGCTGCAAGATCTTGTTTTACTTGATCTACAGTTTTACCAGTTGCAGTAGCAGTATCTTGAACATCTTGCATGGTTACAGTTTTAACTGATAAAGATGATGGAGTTTTATTAGCAGTTGGCAAGAATGGATTTGGTTCATCAGGTTTGTAATAAGGTTTAACACCACCACGTTGAGTCCATTGACCATCAGCACCATATACTTCTGTTATTTCACCAGTACCAGATTTATTAGGAACAGTTCTGGTTTCACCAACACGGAACTGTGAAGGTTCTTTTTGATATGTACCTTCTACTAATGACAACTTACCATTTTCATCAGCTTGCACTAATGCGCCTACTGGAATTTTATATCCAGCATTTCGATATTGTTGAACTTCAGCTTCTGTTAATTGTTTTGCTACTGTTTTTGCTGGTTTTAATTTACCTGCAACATATTCTTGCGGAGCGATTTGAGCATACAATTTTTCTTGTGGATCTGTGATACCAGCAAGCATTGTATCCATTTGTTTTTTCTTTAATGCTTCACGTTGCATATCATTGATTTTTGTTGTGTTTCCCAATCTTTTAATGCTGTATCGTAAGTGCCTTGAGCGCCTTGTTGACCAGCCATATAAGAGTTAGCAAGGATGCGACCAACACCAAGACGTTGATTCTTTGGTTGGGCAAGATAACCTACAGCCATATTAATTAGACCAGTAGTATTTGCACGTTCACGCAACTTATCTGCTGCATCAGAACCTAATAGGCTGCCTAGATATTCTGGCTGTGGGATGTTAAATAGATTTGAAAAATTGAGTCATCCATAATTTTATTCCTAATAGAATCTTGGTCGTGTTACTGTTGGAATTAATTGTGATTCCAAAAGACTGCCTTGTGGTTTTTGGAAATTTGCTTGTTTGATACCACCGCCACCACCAGAAGACATCTGATATTGTTTTGGTTGGAATTGTGATGCAACATTTGCAGCACCAATCATATTAGATGGTGTGATATATGGTTTAAGTTTTTCCCATAATGTTGGATCTGTTTGCTTCAATAATGTCAATTGATCTGGTGACAAGTTTGCAACCTGTGATAAATCAATACCACCCAAACCAGACTCGCCCATTGCTGCTGTGGTTGGAACGCTTGAAAGATTGATGCCTTCACCGACTGGAGTTGTCAAAGAAGAAAGATTAACACCTGTTCCAGCAACTTGAGATGATAGTGGATTGAATCCGCCAGATACACCTTCTAAAAAGCTACCACCATTCATTAAACTTGATACGCCACCAGTTAAACCGCCAGTAGCACCACCAAGCAATGCACCTTTAAATGGATTCTTACCTGTAATAGCAGAACCTAAAGCGCCAACACCTGCACCAACTAACATAGGCATTCCCATATTAATGACCTTTCATCTTTCCTACGATTAGGCATAATGGCTCTAAAACTGCACGATATATGCGACCTAATGTGTCACGTTTACCGTTACGCATTTCTTTATATACGTCAGCAGTACGATGTTTAGCAATATGCTCAAGAGTACGCTTAACGATGCGATTAAAAAAGCCTTCTTTTTTAGCAAAGGCAACCAATGGCAAGAATAATGTGTGATAACCTTTTTCCACTGTTTTAGCATTTGGCATACGAGCTGATTGTGCAATCCATACACGGTTACGGAATGAACCGATACCATATGATTCGTTCATCATTGTACATACGATCTTACCGCCACTAGTTTGTTGAGTAGTTGTAGAAGTAGTGCCAGCAGGTGCGCCATATACTTGTGACAAGTATTGATTGAGTTGATTCTGTGGCAAGTTTTGTTGGAAATTAAATCGATTGATTTGATCTTGAAGAGCTTGTTGTTGATATTGCTCTTGTGTTTGACCAACATTTGCCAACTGTTGAATATCTGCATAATCTGCTTGTGACATTGTTGGAGCATTTGTTGCTGCTGTGTTTTGAGCGCCACGTTCTGCTGCATAATTTTGGTATGCAAGATTACCATATGTATTTGCAAGAGTATTTGCAAGAGTATTTGCTGCACGATTTTGAATGTCAGCAGAAGCATTTGATCCATAACGACCTGCACGTGATGCATCAGATTGAGCATTACGAATTGCATCATTATATGTTGTTGTGGCAGCCTGACCAGCACCAGCTACTGCTTGGTTGAAATATGGGTTAGGAGCTAAATATTTACCACTAATAACATCCTGCTGTTGTTGTTGAGCAGAAGTAAGAAGTGGACTACCTGCTGTTGCACGTGCTTGAGCTGCATTAAGCGCTGAAGTAGTTGCAGCAGATGGACTTACATAGGTCTGACCTTGAAAGTATTGTGGAGTTTGTGTTTGATATAAACGAGTAGCCTCATTCAATCCAGTTTGGATATATGGCTGCAACATAGGATCAATACCTTGTTTAGTAGTAGATGTACCACCACCGCCAGAACCGCCACCCCATAATGTTAAATAATCACGAGCAATAAAAGCTGGATTAAAAA